CTTCGTTCGCGGTGTGTTGTTCCCATATCTCTTAAATTGATTTTGCATGGAGCCTTTAGTCATGCTATTTTGATGGTTGTTTCGTGGTCCTTGTAGGGGTTCATGTTGTCCTACTGTGGAATCCTTAAGCGTTGCTTGTACTTTGACGGTAGGTGGTGGAACATCACGGAGTGTGCAGTTAAGCACTTCTTGCAACGTTTTGGCCACATTTATTTTATCGAGCCAAGTTTGATATTCACTTGGGGTTAGTTCCATCTGTTCCAAGACCACAGTTAACATGTGATCATCATCCTTTGCTGGGGTAAGGAAGGGGCTAGAATATTGACTCCACCATTGGTGGTCGCGGATTAATTCATCATACTTCTTGTCATTGGCGACTGATTTTGGTATTAGTCGCAATACGTTGCGTGCTATATCACTAATGATAGGCGTGTTTGGATCAGTGACAAGGTATGAGCTGAATTTACGGTGGAGGACGATGTGTTCGGGCACAATCGTGCTTGTGGCGGTCAAATGCATCTTGCTTATCTGACGCTTAACGTCACAGAAAGATAACGGGCTGGTCCATATGTCTGGATAGCAGCGTGCGAGGAAATAGACAGGTCGTTGTGGCAAAATCTTCTCTGCCTTGATTGATAAGCCCATCTTTTCAGCTACGCGCTCTAGGTTCTCAGGTGCGAGATCAAAATTGACACCATCATCGCCACCATAGACGCCTAATTTCTTGTAAGCATCTAATATTGAGTAACCCATTGTTCTATAACTTATGTATGACACCAGTGCGTTATCCAAGGTGTTCATGATCGAGGTGTTCATTGATCCTGATAACCTTGAGTAACCATTAGTATATTGTATCCCGCTGGCTGTATAGCACTTAGCGTTAACTTCCGACGTCATAAGTTGCAGCAATTCCTTGTGGTAACGTGAAGGGAAGGCGTGCAACATGAGTGATACTTCGAACTCGTGTAGTGGTTTCGAGTGAGTTCCGTCGAATTTAGAGTAGTCTGTGCATATAGCATGGGATGTGTTGCTTGCTTTCTCATGCAGGGCGGTAGAAAACTCTTGCGGGTGATGTCCGAAGGCATAGAAGTGGTGGGTCTTTATTACGTCACTGAGAACGTAAACATAAGCTGCTAATCTCGTTTTAGGGTCTATGCTGGTGTTGGAGATGTTTCTCGGGCTGTTAATGGAGTCGTATGCTTCGCTCTTTTGGAAAGCACTTACGACAGTTGATCCATGAAACAACCATTCTTTGGCGCGTTGCAACTGAGATTTTTGGGCGGGTCGATTCTGCATCTCAGATACCTTATCTAATTCACAAGGAGCTAGTGACCATTTGCTTGTTTTCCCGGTGGCAAGTCCACGGTGGTCAACTGGCGTTAACAACAGGTCTATGAATTCTCGGACACAGGTGTTGTAGAATGGTGGAATTGTTTGAGTTTTTGATTCCACCTTAAACAACCTATGTTCAAGACATGCGGTGTCGTTGTTATGTGATCTTTTGGGTGCGTACGCTGCGGGGTAGATGGTGATGGGTAGGGCCCGCATTGAGTCTGTGCCGTCTTCGGTCAGCAGTGGGTAGTGCGTTTGGTAGTGGTATTCGCTACCAATGTATTTGGTGACAATTGGTGGGTGCATACAGAGAGTCCAGGGCTGTTCGGTGAATATTGCCATGAATATGCTAGCGGCATATGCAGGATCTTCCACCAGATTGCCCTCGCGGAACAGACGTTCTACATCTGAGATTGCAGGGGCTTTGGAGCGTTGGCAGCGTATCATCGCAGCCTCGATTAGCTTCTCCGGAATTGAGATGGAGGTAGCTGAACCAGGCAGTGAGAAATGCTTATACACGCACCATTGTCCATCTCTGCATTCGTTACTTCGCGTGCAGTTGAAGGACCCATATGTTAGTTGTCTTCGCATCAACCCTGTTTCCATGAAAAGCCAAGCGAGTGGACCATACACTTTGGTTTTGAGCGTTAGAAGGACTACTTTGTAGTCAGTGTATGAGACGTTACCGTCCTTATCGTATGTCGGACATTCCTTGGTCTCCACCAAGAACAATTTCCCTCCATACCATGTGCGAATGTATACATGGTCTGTGTCATAGTAATACAGTTCGTGATCGTATTTCGAACCGCCGTTGATGTTGCAATAGACACGATTATCTACCACGTTGAAAGTGCCATTGGCCATGCTACCACCGGGTTTCCTGGGGTTAAAGGTAAAGGCCATGACATTGTCATATTGACGCAGGTAGGTAACCATATCTACGTAGTAATCTACGTCTATTAGTTTTACTATGTGATGTTCTCTGAAGGTGCTGTCCTTATACTCGCACTGCAAGTCTTTCGACCAGTGGAAGAATTTTTGGCCATTTAGGTTGGCTGCTTGGTCACGCATGCTCATTGAGATGCTGTATGTCTCATAGCCGCTTTGCTGAGCTACGTTTTCTATGAACTCATTTGCGAATGATCTAACGCATGCGGCTGTACCATGAGAATGGTTTTCAATTCGTGACCTGGCATCAGGCTTTCGGACATTAATCTTTCTGAAGTTTTCTCGAATCACGTTGTTTTGTCTAGTCGAGAACCAAGATAAGAGAAATGAGTTCCATTTGCATTTCAAATAGTTTAAAGTAGAAACGCAATACGAACGAAGCAGTTGGCCATACCCGCTGCGGGCTATGGCGACTGCTGATAGACTTAAGGCAATCAGGGCAATGAGCTTGCGCCTGTGTTTTGCCACCTTAACAGCTAAAACGATTGG